GATGCAGGTGCCGATACGAATTGATAACTCAATCCCCATCCACCATAACCTGATGTTGATACTCCATTACGAGTTGAACCAACATATTCACTTAACCCCTGTACTACTTTAATATAAACCTCTTTTGTTTGTCCGTCTGCTATAACCCCAGCATGCACCGCTGCACCGGCAATATATGAGTCACTTGTGTAGATATCAGTTCCCCAAATCCCACCACCAGTTGTTCCTGTTATTGTCATTCTATATATCTTACCAACATCTGCAGAACCGAATTGTTGCATATCACTTACACCACTTAAAAGAATACCCGTTGAGAATACCTTTGCCGTATCTATTTGATTTGAAAGATATACCTTACCCAATCCACTTAATGATTTGTATCCATCAGCTGCTGTCCAATTTGAATACCCATCATCTCTTTTGAATACCTGTGCTGAGAATTTGCTTTTATCTATTGAACTATTAAACTTAAATCCAAATAGAGCTTTTATAGTTTGTCCGTTTGAGTGGGTTACACTATTGGTATAAAATTCAGTAAATGTTGCATCGTCAGGATTAGACCAAGTTCCATATTCAATTACATACGGGTTACTCCAATTGTTTGATAAATCATTCCATTGGTTACCATTCCATTTTGTTACTGCATAATCCTCACTATGATTATATCCGTTTGGTTCACCATTTGCCCAGTTATTATATACACCTGCTATATTACCTGCAGTTGGGCCGTTTTGGGTTTTCATTACTGTCCCCTTTTCAGGTCCTGCATCAATTACCCATTTACCATCAGTAACTTCATCCGTTGCGGCAAACCATATATTACTTTGTGGTACATTTGCTTGAATAAACACATCTTCCGATGCCGATGTTAGTGTTAATAAATAACCCGTTTGACCTTTGAATGTTGATAGTAATGATGCTGCTCTTGCTGCAGTATATGTTGCTCCAGTTGTTACGGGTTTATAAAAGTGTCCATTTACACCATTGAAATAAAATCCCGTTGGGTTGATTGTTGCTGCTACTGAAATATTAATATCTCCCGTTATTGTTCCTGTGTTTATCTTTAATGATGTCAATGCCGTATTGATACTAGCCATTGTACCCGTTACCACCAAACGAGTTTTATTACCACTTAAAGTAAATCCACTTGCAGCAGTTAAACCCGTTGTTGTGTTAAGATAAAATGTTGTACCCGATGGAGGATTGACTAAACTGATTGAAGTTAATAAAGTAGATGTTGCACTAAATCCGGTTAATTCAAATCCACTAGCATCTTGTCCCGTTGTATTGATGGTAAATGATTTAGGGTCTGGTGCCGTTACTGACTGACCAAACCCTATAAATGATATTAATAAGAATAAAAGTGTAACGATTTTCTTCATACTATTCAACTATTAAGTTAATCTTATTTCCGGCTCCATCAACTGCGTCAGCTAAAACTGTATAGAATAAACCTGCGGTATTTGTTATGGTTTCTTTTGGTGTAAAAGTTAATTTATATGGTGTACCTGTTTTAATTCTACCTGATTTAATCTGGTCTATTGAACCAAATGTTAATCTACCATCTCCGTTTGTTGAAAAGTTGGTCACGTTTGCACCGGCATCAAATGAAATATTGTCAAAAGTTAATTTAGTATTATCGTATTGTAAGATTACTTCTAAACCTGCTAATCCTTCTTTTGTCAATGTACCCGTTAATACCACTTTACCATTAACAATTGTGGAATTCAATCCCAATGTTGCCTTTTCAATTAATTGAGTGTATGCCATTGATTGAACTGAGAATGATTTTATTATTGCTGTACCATCTTTTATTGAATTGGAATAATTTCCAGTAGAAACTCTACTTGCAATTGTGTCAGGATGAGATGAATGAGACCAATCCAAATCACCACCCCATGCATAAACCATATCTATTGATTGATTTGATGCCGTTACTTTTGTTTTATACGCAGGTACACCATCTAACCAACTTTGATTCAATAATCCACTAAACCATTTGAATTGGCCACCGTTTGTACTTAATGGAATCCATGCACTATCTTTTACATTAGCAATACCCATTACATATGCAAATGCGTAATATGAATCACTTTCACTAAATACACTTTTATTTTTTGTAATTTGTCCTATATTTTTTTCTAATACAGGTCTTGTAAAATATGTAGCAGTACCATTGATATTGGTTTGTGAGATACCTAAAAATGATTTATATGCGTCCGATACTGTAATGATGTTATTCATAAAAGTTTTTCCAGTAGCACCATACATCCAAACTGCCAAACTATCACCCACTTTAACTTCCGTTGTAAATGTTGCTTCTCCACTTGCGTCTAATACTTTTGTTGCAATTGGAGTTCCTGTAAAATTAATAGTACCATTTGATTGTATTGGAAATAATGCAACACTATGTGCAGTAATATCGTATCCTGATGGGTATAAAACTCTTACTTTGAATTGAGATGTGTTACCCGTTACATTTGTTAATGACATTGTACCTGGGTCGGTTGTAATTGGAGTAATGTATGCACTTGCTGCATCTATTGAATATGATAAGTCTAATTTGTGAATATCGGTATATACACCCAAATCTTTGATTGTATATTTTTGAGTAGCAATGTCTCCGTTGATTGATGCATCGGTTCTTTGTACAGTCAATTGTCCAACATTCCAATCTGCGTTAGTTGCGTAACCCCATGGATTTATTAAATATTGTGCATATAAATCTTTAGCCGTAATACTATTTGCCGTACTTGCTGTAAATTTATACGATGTCCAACTTGTATAATATGTTTGTACCGATGTTCCTTGTGAGAATGTGGTTGAAACATATGCCAATGCTTTATTGTTGAATTGATATCTCAACCAAAAATATCTTGGTGTAGTTGTACCTCTTGCAACTGTATACTTTACTGAAATTGTGTCACCAACTTTTAACCCTGTTGTAGGGGTTACTGATTGGTTGATTGTTAATTGTGCGTTTACTGTCAATGTTAATAGAGATAGTATAACTATCCCTATCGTCATAAAGAATTTCTTCATTTTATTTTTCCTCAAATAGTTTGGTGATTAGTCTATCACAACCTTTTTTAAGTGCATTACTTAAACTTGTTTGATTAAAACCACCACCTTCACCAATTATCAATGTACTTATTGATATTTCTGAGGAGGACTCTTCTATTATAACTACTTTGTCTTTCTTTCCTTCTGATTTAAGAATACCTCGTAAACGAATTACAACTTCTTCTTCTCCACTATGGAATACTGATATGTTCTTTTTTGTAGTAAGAACATCTAAAAATATAATTTGAACTGATAATTTGTTTGGTGCCGATGAAGATAAGTTATATCCTTTATCTTGTAGATACTCTTCTAAAATATTCTTAACTCCAAACTCTAATTTACGATTTCCTGCTAACTTACCGATTTTTACTTCGTTTGTTACTGATTCAATTGTTACTTGTTTATCAGCATCATACCAAATGTTTTCCGGTGAATTTTTGAATGTACCATCGATTCTCCATTCAATCCAATTTGCAATATCTCTTGTCATTTCAGATTTACCTGCTAATTCCAAGTAGGTCATAAAACCTGCAAATAAAATTGCACATACAACCCATACAAGCGCTAGACTTAGAAATCCTAGCGCGATTTTTTCGCCAATAGTTTGGCTTAAGTTTAATAACTTCGCTTTCATATATTTACCCCTTTATGCTAATAAATATATAAAAGTCTCGTCTAAACTAAATTTTTAATTTCAATGAAGTTATTAATTTTTTATCAATACCATATTTTTCACACATACCTTTAATTTGTTCTTTGCCTTCTTTGGTTGTGTATAGAATATCTAAGTATTCGTTTGCGTGCTTTGTAGAACACGTATATTCTTTAACTACTAATTCAACTACCCAATCTTCGTAGTCATTTGCTCTCTTACCTTTGATATATTTTAGATAATATTTTTTTGGTGGAATCATATCACTAAAAAATCTATAAAAATATTCGTTGGGTAGTGATTGTACATATGGTTGCACTTCTGCTATCCACTCTATCCAATCAGGATTCATAGATATATACCTTTGAATAATAAAATTACCAAAGGTTTTCTTATCATCATCGGAAATTTTGTCCCAATAGTGTGGGTCTTGATACTCAGTCACAGCAGAGATATGGTCGAACAAACCTAATCTCTTTACTTCTTTATCCGGATTTTTTTTAATTTTTGTCATCTTCGGGTCTTAGTTCTTTTGGTAATAGGTCTTCAAACACTTCACCACATTCAATACATAGATAAATTTCAACAGGAGTGATTTCTGCTTTACCGGTCGAACTTGCTAATGCACTTGATTTTCTAAAGTGTAATCCTGGTGAGAAAAATTGTCCGCCACATTTGCATTCCATTGCAGTTGTTTTACTTAAATCCGGTCCTGCCGAACTTTGTCCTAAATTACTTAAATCCATTGGTTGCATAACTATTTATTTTATCTGATTACCATTAATAAATCCATTTCTCTACATAAGAAATAATCTTTATCTCCTAATTTAATTTTTTGTACACTCATTTCACCCATTGGTAATAATACTTTATCACCTGGTTTTACTGTCATTGGAATTTTAGCCCCACTATGTGTGTAAACACCATCTCCGGTTGAAACTACAACTGCTATTTTATTATCACCCGTCTTAACTGAATCTGGGATAATTATTCCACCAATTGTTTTTTCTTTTGATTCAATTGTTACTAATACTCTGTCGCCTAACGGCTTTGCTAATTCAAAATTCTCTGTCATAATGTTTATTTTATAATGTTAATAATTGCGATGATTGTTGCCATAAAACATATTTCTTTATCTATTACTAAGGCATCTCTAAATTGTCCTTGTGCTAATTCTAAGATTACATTTGCAGTATTACCCGCTGCATAATCATCTAATCTTTCATATAGTGCCGTATAAAGTTCTGCAAAATCATTCACTTTATTATCACCCACTATTTGTCTAATCTGCATATATGCGTTTCTCTTTTCTTCACCACTCGCTAATAAATCTACAATCTTATTTTTAAAATCAGCTTGTAAGATTGTTTGTTTATCTACCTTTAACTCACCTTTAGATGATTGTAGTTGGCAGGTATTCATAACCCTTCTAATATCAGGATAGAAACTACTAATAATATCTGCTACATCTTTAACATCATATCTAATACCTTCTTTATTTAAGATTTCCGTAACATGAACTGCTACTTCTTTCTTTGATGGTGGATTTACTGCAAAAGTTTGACAACGCGATAAAATTGGTTCGATAATTTTTTCATGATAGTTACAGGTTAAGATAAAACGAGTATGCCTACTGAATGTTTCCATTAAATTACGAAGGATTGCCTGTGCATTTGGTGTCATATAATCAAACTCATCTAATATGATAATTTTGAATCCTTTGAACCCTGCTCCACTTGCAAAGTTTTTTACCTTATTTCTTACCGTCTCAACATTGTTCTCATCTGATGCATTGATTATCATCATATCACATTCAATTGTTTGTGCTATGATTTTAGCCAATGTAGTTTTGCCTGTCCCAGCTTTACCATATAAAAGTAAATGCGGAACATCATTATTATCTAAATAGGATTGTACTTTCTCTTTAAGAAGGTCATTACCTATATAATCTTTTAGTGTTTGTGGTCTATATTTTTCTACCCACAATGTGTTTTCCGTTTTTACGGATTCTTTTTCAAAAAAGCTCATTATTTAAAATTTATTTTGTAATCGTTTATTATATTGTCTAAGATACTATTTTCTTCGATATAATCCAAACATTTTTGTCTATTTGTTTCTGCTGCTATTGAACATTTATCTAACATTACATCATATTCATCTTGTTTCATTTCTGAAATACGGATTATATTCTTTGTTAAATTTCTAACTATAAAATCATGATTTTCCCAAATCTCATCATAATTTATACCTAATTCGGTTTCATATGTTTCAAATCCAAAGTGTATTAAAAAATCATATGCCACCTTACTACAAATTATAAATGGTTTACCTATCAATAAATTATCAATTGTTTTTTCAGTAATATTACACCATTCTTTTTCACTCAATCTATATAATCCATTTTGATTAGATTCAAACATAATTTGTATATCGGATGAAAATGTTACATCTATTAGTTTCATTGCCCCAATATGTTCTTGTTGACCGGCAACTAATGTAGTAGTTGGTGCTAAACTTTGTTTCAATCTATCTAATAACTTAAATTCATTTTTGTATTGGTCTAACTTATCTTCGTTATTATATTTTGTTGCAAATTCATACAACTGCTCCATTCTATTTACATAGTAATCGTTTACTCTGAGATTAATATTATCTTTTTGATAATTTTGTAATACTTTTAGTAACTCAACCCTTTCATCTTTTTGAGGAAAGTTTCTAACTGATAAATCTAGTCTATATTCTTTTTTAGTATTCCTAAAAATATCATTACATTGATAGTGTTGTAATACAATTCTATTTGCTATGAATTTTCGTAATATAAATCCAAAATCAAAAAGTTTATTAGGTTCAACAATTCTTAATGTAGTGTAAAAAATACAATTCGGATTACTTCTAACATAATCTATATTATCAAAAATATTATATGGTTCTAAATTTGCCGTATCGAATATATAGTATTTATTATTTGGATTATTTTTAATTGCTTCTGCAATTGTAGATTGTAATCCCATCAAATTTGTAGGAATAATATGATAACCAGGTTCTGATACTAATTCAAACTCTCTATCATGAATGAAAGCACTATCTATGAAAAACTCACGTTGTTCGGTATGTAAGTTTTTTCTTAGTTCATCTCCAATTTCATGTGATGGTTCTAATACTAAAAATCTATAATATAAATCCCACCATTTTGTATTATAAAATAATGCTCTATTGGTTGAACTATCAAATGGTCCATGTAAATAAATCATATTATTTTCCTGTTGAACCGAATCCACCTTCACCTCTTAGTGTATCGGATAATTCTTTTACTTCTAAAAATTGTACCGGTGGATGTGGGATAATTATAATCTGTGCACCTCTATCTCCAATTTCATATTTATTTAAACCTGATTTTTTAAATGTTACTTGTATTTCTCCTCTATATCCACTATCAATTACACCAACCGAATTGCTAAGAACTAAGTCGGTTTTACGAATAGATGAACGAGGAAAAACAAGTCCCATAAATCCTTCAGGTATTTCCATCGATATACCAAATCCATAAGTGATATCGTATTTGTTTTCACCTTTAATATCGGTGATAACTAAATCCATACCAGCATCACCTTCTTTTGCATAGGTTGGTATTACTGCGTTTTCATTTAATTTTTTAATGCGTACTTTCATTATTATGGTTTATAAAATATAAAAATTGGTTCGTATTTGTAAAATGTACCTTCTAATTTCATAGAGTTCTTTACACCACTTAAATCTACACCTGTCATTGGGCTCATTGTCATTCTAAGTTTACCTTTGTATTCCATACCTAAACTTGTAAGTACATCAATACTATCTTGCTCTAAGGTAAACCATTTATCTTTACCCACTTTAATATCTGCGATGTTCCAGCAAATGTATCTATCATTTTTAAGATATTCAAATGCGGTTGTTAGTGTTGGCTTTAAGAAACCATCTCTCCAACTTTCATATGAATTAAACTTTTTAAACGATTGTGATTCATCATCCGAATATCTCTCTCTATCAAAGTATGGTGGTGATGTGAATACAAAATCTAATTGCCCTTTATACTTTTGAAATTTTGGGTCTTCGGATATAACCTCTGAACCTGTTGTAAATATTTCATATGTATTTTGATGTCCCCAAAATGGATTAGCTACACCCGGTACTTGTGTATTAAAGAACTCTGCTAAGTATTCATAACGAGTCTTACCTATCTCTGGTATTTGGTTTTCGGTATTAGGGTCATTTCCAATGTAGTGAATATTTCTATCACCTACACTCAATGCTCCTAATATCCTACCACCCCATCCCGCTGAAGGGTCATATATGTTAATCTTATCTTGTCCTTTAATATGCTGAGTAAACCTTTCGTATAAATACTTTGCAGTTAATGGTGGAAAGTTTACCGCCGGTTGAGAACCCATACCAATTCTAAATGCGGCTGTTGCTTCAGGAAATATTCTCTGACCCAATGGGTACACCCTGATTTGAATTGGTTGTTTAGGTAAATCAACTAAGTTATCTATATTCTCACCCCAATCTGCAGTTTTCAAAGATGCGATATGTTTATATTCTAACACACCACTTTTGTATAACACTTTTACTTCCTCTGCTGAAATGGGTAATGATGGTATTCTACTATCTGCTTGCGATAATGCGAATCCTAATCCATTTCCTCTATCTCCACTTTGCCATTTCTCAATCCATTCCTTACCTGTTGCTAAGTGTGAATTATGAAACTCTATATTATCTTTATGTAGGGTTTTAGAGAAACGATACATACCATCTTGTCTCGTCAATCTTCTCATTTGCTTTGTGAATAACTCTAAATAATCATCCGATGAAAAGATTTCGTGAATTGATGGTTTTGGTTTATCATATGTACTACCACCAATTGCAGTTTTGTACATAGCCGGAAAGAATTGATTTACGGGAGTAGCGAATTTATTAAAGTTAAATATAACTTCATTTCCATCATCATCCTTTTCCTCAAACTTAGTTATCTTATAACCTTGTAGTTTAGAAAAGTTCTCAATGATTTCTGCTTCATTAACCCCAATCTTAGGTGGTGCACCAGTCTCATCCCACTGCTTTAATGCAGTTTTCTTAAAGTTGGCTACCCACTTTTCGAAGTCAGGGAATGACATCTCAAGTACTTGCTCATACTTGAGATTCATTTCCGGGTCATAGAACCAATCACTTCTCTCGTAAAAATATTTCTTTTCGTAATTCATTATGCTGATACCTGAACTTCAACTAAATAATACTTACAAACGAAATCATCAATGATGAAACTAATGTGAGCTAATCCTTTTGAAGATACTAACAATTTAGCAGATGTTGCTTCTTTGTTTGCAGTTAAAATCTCTTTCAAATACTTTGCAGAGAATGAAATTGCTTTTACATCAGTTGCATAGTTTTCTACTGCTTTGAATGTAATTCTGTTTGAGTTTACATTAGAGTAACCCATAACAATGTTCAAATTACCTTTCTCAGTTAATACTGTAAATGTATCAACATCACTCAATGCGTTTTTAGCTTTGATGAATTTGTCGATAAACTTACCATCTAAATCGATTTCGATATCAAATGGAGGTAATGATTTTAGTTCAGGTACATTTGGGATAACACTCAAATCTGCTAATTGATAAGCCGCTTTGATATCATCACTACCTAAACCTAATGCGATTGATTTATCCTCAACCTTTTGAACTTCTAAATTAACATCATCACCTAATACCGATAACATTTTGTTTAGATTAGAAGTCGTATAGATACCTAACTCTGCATTTTCAAAGTTAAAGTTATCTAATGTGATTTCACCTAATACGGTTTTGTCATCTGCGATAAACTTTGTTGATAATTTTTGACCATCGGTAGTCCATGTAACCGATTCAACTAATCCAGCTAAATTGTATTTGCTGATAAAGCGTGTAATTCTTGTTTTGTTCATTTTTTTATGTTTTATTATATAATAAAGATACGACTTTTATTCCATTCTACCAAATTTTTAGAAGGAAAAGAATTCCTCTAATTTCTTTGAACTAAATGATGATTTTTCCCACCCTAATGCATTATAGAAATCATCCATTTTATTTTCTAATTCTGCTTCAAATATTTTATCCACATCAATATACTTTTGGATAAACTCCATTATTTCAGGAGGGTCTTGATAACCCTTAAATGCTGCAGTTTCTAAACTTAATGGATTTTGTTTTAGATATACCCACTTAATCTTATCACCATCTCTCATAGGTGCATATTTGAAAGGGCAATTGAAATGTTTAAGTAATCTATTGTAAGTAATACCTGCTTTAATATGTGCAGGTGTTCCTTTCTCAAAATCACCCAATTGTTTATTTTTACCACCTTTATCATATCTACTAATTTCTTTAACTGCCCCACCCTTTGCAATAAGTGCTACATCTAACCCAGCTAATGATAATTTAAACTCTGCTAGTTCAGTATCTACACTTTCATTTGTTTTACCTTGTAGAATATCTCTCAACATTCTCGCCATAAAATCTTGAAATGCTTTTGGAAAAGATGAACGAACTACATCTAATCCTTTTACATCTAACTTATCCATCGGTAAACCATTCGCTGCAACTATCCATTGTGCATATCTTTTTTTTGCAATCCAAATACCTGCTTTACTGATATACTCTTTCTTAATTTCAAATCTATGTTTCTTAATGTTGAAGAACTTATCTGCCATCATATCATAGAACTTATTTAAGAAATCCTGCACCTCACCTGCTATATCATCAATCTTTTCTGTCATTGCAGTATCATCAAACTCTGCCCAATTGGGAAATCTATGTTTAACTAATGGTAGGGCTGAAAAGAATACTGAATCCGTATCAATGTATATGTTATAATCTTCATTAGTACCCAACTCTTTGTTGTACTTAATGTTTACCATCTTTGCCGTATTCTTAATTACCGTTTGTCCCGTAGTGGTTACTGCCGCTGCATTATCCACATCATAAAAACGAAATGCAGGTAATCCTAATACTCCATATAAAGAGTTAAGTAAAATCTTTTGAACCAATTGTCTTTTAGCATAAAATGCGTGTTTTGCAGTATCACCTTCTTTACCATATTTCTTTTCTAATTTACGATATTCTACTCTTTGTTGAAACCACTCATCTAATATATCGGCAATCAATCCAACTTTATCTTGTGTATATAGAACCCCATTAGATGATATTGATAGATTTTCTTCATTCATTTCTTTTCTAAGTTCTTCGGTAGTATAATTAAGTGCAGTATTTTCAATATTCCATACTCTATAATCCCCCTTAACAAATGCTTCCGCATCAAAGTTTGCAATCTTACCCACCTTTGTTTCTGGTGATATATTCAAACTCATAATAATTGATGGATATAGTGATGTTAAATCCAAATCATATAACCAATCGTACTTACCTGGTATCGGGTCTTTTACATATGCTCCAATGAAACCCTGTTCACCACTCTCTTTCAGGGCTTCCATTTGTTCCCTTCTATCTGATGGTTTATTTGGTGCTACTAAGTTTCTTTTCTTTAAATAGTTCAAACACGCTCCCTCTAAATACTTTGATGAATAAATGTAATCCTCATATGGAACGTGTCCAGCGTGACATATACCTCTACATAAATCAATAAATTGTAATTTTCTATCCATCTCTACTACCAACTCAACATCCACAATATTATACTCAATAAACTTTTCTAAATCCTCTTTAAATAAATCATCTAAACTTCCAGCATATTCAACTTTCTCTCTACCTAATTCTTTTTTTGCAATATAATTCAATGTATAAGATGGTGATAATCCATAGTTATAGTTTTTATACAACGTAATATAATCTAATATACTAACTCCCGCAAACGTCCATTTTTTTCTATATGGTGAATAAAACGCATCTCTAATTGGTGATAATCTATACGCATTTTGCTTACCCAATACATTAACTAAACGATTGAATAAATAAGGAATATCAAAGAAATCTATATTCCATCCTGTTAATATTGTAGGATTGATATGTTCGTAAATAGTTAAGAACGCATTAAGTAACTCTCTTTCACTTCTAAATGCCTTAATAATACGATTATCTTTTTTTATTGTATTTTGTAACTTACCTTCTTTATCTAAGACTAATGCATAGTAAGTATTTGTTGGTCCATCGTGCACCGCAATTGCTGTAATTTCATTTTCAGCTTTCTCTACATCCGGCAATCCGCTTTCCATTTCTACCTCAATATCAAAAGTAAGAACCACATGTCCTTCCGATGGTAAATCACTTTCCGAATATAAATCTACTAAGATACGGGTTGTTTCGGGTACATCAGTTTCGTAATAAGCCGGGTCATCCTTTTGGAACTCATAGATTTTAGTAACCTTTGTACCATCTAATGCCGTTGATTGTCCTCGCTCTGCCGGGGCGTATGCGTAATTGAATGTTTTGTATGGAAATGTTTGATACCCTAATTTATCATCCCAAAGATGAACTAAATCCTTTCCTTTTTGTAAGTAGACGTTTTGATACATATGTTATAAAGATACAACAAATTATCCTAACCACAAAATTATTTAATCTTTAATTTGAATTTCTTTCCGGATGGGATTGAATATACTGCAAAGATAGGCGTTACTTGAAATTGTAAATCTCTCATTCTATTTGTATATGATTGCCACATTTGTTTTTCTAAATAAGCAATTGTCATATGTGGCCTATAATCTGTAAATTCGTTTGAGTTTGGTAGTTTGCTTAATAGATGATGTGCTTTTTCTAATCCATCACCAACCGCATCCATTTTTAATACATCATAATTATCACTTTCAAAAACTGAAACATTACTTAGTTGTATATCCCCAAAATGAATCCTATCTAATAATTGTTGAACTATTTGTGGAGTTACGTTAGAATGTAATCCATATAACAAAGTGACGTGGGGTTCTGTTTCTTTACCATACTTACCACTACCATCCTCGTAAATATCTT